CAACATAGAATATGCATTGACATCGGCGCCAATGTTGGATTGTGGGCCTGCGATTTAGTCAAGTCGTTTGAACAGGTGATTGCGTTTGAGCCTGTGGCTGAATTTAGAGAATGTTTTCAAAAAAATGTTGCTTCTTCAAATTACGTTATTCACCCAGTTGCGTTAGGTAGAACTGAAACAATGATCGAAATGAATATCGTTCAAGGAAACACCGGCCATAGTCATATAGATCCAACATCTATTGGCAAAGGAACGATTCCGCTTAAAACTTTAGATTCTTTTAATTTTACAAATATAGATATGATTAAAATTGATGTTGAGGGATTTGAAGAAGAAATTCTTGCTGGAGCTATGAAAACTATAGAATTTAATAAACCAGTGATTGTAGTAGAACAACAAAAGCATGAATATAAAGATGCAATAGCTGATAAGCCATCTATAAAAATATTGGAATCTTGGGGATACCAAGTTATTGATCAAGTCAAGAAAGATTGGGTCTTAAAATACACAGGCGTTCGCGCATAAATCTCCACGCTTCGCCAGAAGCAACTTCATCGTCATTCCAATGACTTTGGCTTATTCTATGAATCCACTCTGACCTATCATGCATGGTTGGAGTTTCAATTAAACTTAAATCTGTGTCGCACACAGGCCATGTTTGACTCTGTTGGGGAACAGGATCTGTAACAAACACCGGAACTCCATTAATTAAACTAGCAATCCCGGGGCTACTGTTGTATGTGATTGTTGCCCAGCAGTTTTTTAAATCTTGTAATATACTTGGGTTAGTACTTACATGATACTTTTTCGAAAATTTTAAATGATCTTGCCTTCGATCCCCTGGATGTTTTCTTACTACTATTGGTCTATTAGTATATTGTCTAATTTTTGCCACAGTCTGATCTAACCAATCCTGCACATTACTTCCACACATACTCCATCCGTCTACACGTTGTAAACAAATTAAAACATGTCCGCCAGCAGTCCGCCAGTCTAGCATATGAATATTTAATTTTTTGCTGATTGCTTGCCATCTTGATGTATCAAGTTTGTTATCAAAGTAAAATCCAGTGGTTGGAAATATGCCGTTGAGACTGTATCGAAGATAGTAATTTTGAAGATCTGGATTCGAAAATTGAAAAAGATTGCTGTCGATGACCACAGTGTTAGGGTTGGAATCTAAAATACCACGTCTTAGCAATAGGTGAGGTCTAGAAATATCCTGATGAACGAATCCCTGTATGACTGCTACATCGCTGTTAACGATGTTAACATTTTCAACGATTTCAACAGTGTCACCGCAACGCCTGGCTCCTTCGCCAAAGCGTTTTAAAACAGCTAACTTGATTGCGTTTTTATTCTGCGGAACCGCTGCTAGATATATTGCTATTTTCATTTAATATTGACCAAGCGTAACCATTACGCATTTCTTCTTCGGTAAATTGCGAATATGCAAGATGGGCTGCCCACTCTTCCACTTCATCAAGCGTTGGGATTTTGAGTTTTTCAACTTCAGTTAAACTGTTGGAACATAATAAATGTGCAGCATTTGGACCCAGCGTGATAGCAGGCTTACCTAGTAACAATGCTTCAGTGGCCGCAATACTATTAAATGTAACCAAACAATGTACATCTTGAGATAACGCCATTGCCAGGGTATCGTCGTGCATTCTAGTAGATCGACTTTGTTTTAAACGAACAACGATATTTCTATCGGTGTGATTTTTTAGTGTGGCCATGGTTTCTTCCATCCATTGATCTAAGTCCAAATCAAAGAATTTCATAACCTTGGCACTTGGCGGGCATAGCAGGATGTTACTGCCTTTTCTAAACTTGCTTGGTCTCCATCCAGTGGCGGATAAGCGATCTCGTGGACGAGTAACTATGGGATAAATGTTTTGCAAATGATTTTTAGTTATTCGATGATATAATTTTTTCTTGCCGTTGCCAAAATATCCAGTGTCGATATAATAAAAATCTCTACCAGTATCCCAGCAGGTATGAATCTGTTTACGTTTGGCAATTCCTCGAATTACCACAGGGGTCATATTGCTTTCAATCATGTCCCAGGTAGTTATTTGGCCACCCGCACCAATCATAAAATGTTCTAACATAGGATCGTATATATTTCCTTTTCTAGCGTATCTGAATTCACTGTCTACGGCAAATACTCTTTTTGGAGATAGGCTCTTATCAATTTCGTCTATCAAGTCTTGGCGAGTAACAGTGTAATACTCATTGCTTGAGTCTATTCTGTATTCTATCATCTTATCGATAATATTATTCATCTCGTCTGGCAATGTAGCAAACTTATGGGCAACAGGTGGAGAAATCAATGACCGTTCATACTGATTTTTCTCTTCAGCCCACTGATATCCGTATTCGCAGAATTTATAATTATCGAACCAAGGTCCACCTTCCGTATAATGTATGGCTTTAGGTCGTCCGTCCTTGGGTTCGTGATACCAATTCACCAACCAATTATATTCGTGTGTTATTGGGCCAATCAGACTATCAGTCAGCCATTGAAATCTATGAAAGAACTGACCGGTATGCTGTTCACTGCTAACAGCCTCTGGAGTTAACTCACGGTTAGCAGGATGCCCGCAATTCCATAAAATTAAAGAACTCCAATTTTTTCTTGGATACGGCAACTGTTTACAGCCGTCCATCTTATCGCCTTCTGGCGGTGTATAATCGTGTTGCACACACATCACAGCATATTGGTCTTGTGCCTGTTTAAAAATTTCTTCTACATCACACTGGAATAAAAAATCACAGTCGCAAAATATTGCCCATCCAGTATATTCTGTTAGATGGGGGACAAGAAATCTAGTGAATGTAAATTCTGTTGAACTCAACGCATCTGGTTCTCTAGTATAAATTCCTGCTTCTCTTAATTCGGATTGTTTGAGAGGAATAACTTCAACACCTCGGCTTCTAGCCTTGATACTGTATTCACATATTCGATATGCGATATCTTCTCGTGGATCATAACCAACAAAAACTTTCATAAATTTCCTTGTATCATTGCCAAAGCAGCACCAGACCGTAGTTCGTCGTTATGGAATTGGCCATATGCCAAGTGGCAAGCCCAACTATATAATTTATCGTGATCTGGGTAGTACGGCTTGTCGATTTGACTCAGATCGGTAGCTGCTACCGGTTTGGCAGCATTACAGGGTGCTAGTACGAACGCAGGGTAGCCATACATAACAGCCTCTGTGGCAGCATTGGAGTTAAAAGTTACTAAGGCAAATACATCATCATCAAGAGCTTGCTTAAGAGTATTACCAACTGTGCGATCAATACGCTTGGGAGCACGTTCACGTATTTCTACAGGCCTATCGGTGTATTTCTTAATTGTTTCGATAGTATCGTTGGTCCATTGTTCTAAGTCTACTCCATAGAATTTGCAGGGCTTTTCGTCGGGTTTAGCTATTAAAATCTTTCTTCCTGATTTTTTCCAAGGTTCGATAGTTTTATTAAATTGTTTCCATCGGTCGGCTGGTCTAGATACAATTTCATCGTGTTGCAGATTATTTTTTACAATACGGTGCCAGTATTTCCATCCGTTGGGATTTTTTGAATTAACTTCATTGCCAAAATAACCAGTGTCCATATAATAGAAATCTCTGCCTTGTTCCCAGCAGCGTTTCATTATTTTATGTTTTAATATGCCTCGCAGTACAATAGGCTGATTGGAATTTTCGTAAACAAAATCATCTGTGGATGTTGTTTTTCCTCCGCAGGATCTTGCTAATTTTTCTATGTATTCGTCTGTGCCATCTTTACTTAAGAAAACCCAATCTTTCATTTTCTTTCAATATCCTCTTCGACACATCGTTCGCCAAATTGAATTTCAATAACTTTCAACGGTGTACTGCCTTTATTAACTAATTGATGCCATTCCTCTCTACCGATATATGTCTGCATGTTTTTCATCACAAAGTTTTTCATCACTGTATTGTCATCTGCATCTAGAGTATTAATTGTCGCAGTTCCTTCAGTTACAAACCAATGTTCATGACGATATTGATGGCGTTGCATTGATAAACTACATCCAGGATTAACAGTAAGCTCTTTTAATTTCATTTCTGCACCGTCTTGGTGTAGTACACGATAGTAGCCCCATGGTCGTTCTGTTTTAGGAGCTTTCCATTCTTGTAGAATCCACGAACTAGAATTCATTTTATTTTCTCCACCAACTCCGAATACAAATGATAGATTAGAATCTATAACATCCATTTCTGGAATGTTATCTTTGGTTCTGTCACCGCCGTTGGCGAATATCAGTTCAGCATCGGGGTAATGTGCCCTTGCTTGTTGAATAAAATGTTTTGCTGACCCGTCGTCGTCATCAAAGGTATAAACTTCGTCGACCATTGATAGATTGTTGATAATGCAAAGTCGTTCATTCCACGGCATAAAGGCAGCGCCTTTTTTACGAACCAGCCAATCATCAGAATTTAATCCAACAATTAACATGTCACCTAGAGTTTTTGCAGCTTTGAAGTAGGCAATGTGCCCGGAATGCAGTGGGTCAAATCCACCAGTGATTAAAACAATTTTCATGCAGATATTTATCTGCGTATATTATGCAGTATTAAAGACTGGCGTCTTCTAGGCCGGATACTCGTAGTTTAACAATGTTGCTGAGATGCCATTGTTTTTGATCAAGTGCTTTGATAATGCCTAGCCACTTGTTACGTAACAGGGCAAAGTCGTTGATGATCTTTTCAAAGTCTACAACGTCGGCTTCACCTTCTACGAACTTTTCACAGTCCCTAGAAGATAAAGCTCGTTGATAGTTTTCTAAATACTTGCGAAAATGTTGGCTACGAAGTCTACGAAGTTCAATGTTTAAGTACTCAAGGATACCTTCAATTTCTTGAAGTTGATTAAAGCGTTCTTCCACGATGCCGGGCATTTGCGAACTTGCCTTCTCGATGTTACCCGCTATGCGGACATCTTGTTTTGCTTCAAGTAACTCAGCTTCATAATAGGCCGCAGCATCTGGAATGTTGCTTATATCTTTACTAACCTTGTCGTACCAATTCATTTATTCCTCTTCATCGTAGCTGTCAACATCTTCTTCGATTTCTTCACCGTCGATGGCGTATGTGATAGCTTCGTCAAGAAAAGGATCGACTCCTTGCAGACTGTCCAACACACTTTCTTTGATACCATAATCTAACAATGTGTTTACGAAATCAGTGGCCACATCCGGTCTTTGTTTTTCAGGGATATGTCCAATTACCACATGCCATAGGTCAGCAATTAAATCTTCTTTCATTGAGCTTCCTCCAAGTCTGGTTCAACTGTAGTAGTTATCT